CTGTACGACGAATTCAAAACGGCGAGAACATCGGCGTATCAACTGGGCTTCAGCTACATCGCGAAGAAGTTACAGACAATGAAGATTACTCCTGGGTCGGCAGCGACTACAGGTTCGACCACGTTGCCATACTACTCAATGAAGAGCCCGCGGGTGGCGACGTGACCAAGATTATTAATGAAAGCGAATTGATTGTTATCGAGCTCGATACAACAAATGCTTTTTCTGTAAATGACACGAAAGATCAAATCAGTAATCTGCTTAATGCAAACCTTGCTGATGAGGATTACAAGAATTATGCATACACCCTCGATTGTAATGTCGAGAGTGAATCAGGCGGCACCGTTATATACGAAGTCGCTAACCAGGTTTTCCAACGAGGATTTACGGTAGACGATGGTAAGGTCATCTTATCAAATGATGCCACGAAGGTTCGTCGGAAAATAGAGTACGTACCCGTTACCAATGAGAAATTCAAGGTAACACAATCCACCCAGACGGAGGGCAAAAAAATGCCACCAACTGAAGAACAGAATAACTCTGCTGAAAAAGAGTTAACTGTCGAAAATGCTATTGCTCTCCTGGAAGGGAAAGGCATGGTCGTTAATTCGACAGCGGATAATGAAGGCCTGAAATTCTTCTTGGACAATAAGTCCAAGATCGAAGCCCTCATTAATGGAGAGGACACTCGCCTCACCGCACTTCGTAAAGAAGTTGTGGAGAACAGCGAACTCACTGAGGAAGATGTTGCGAATATGGGTGAAACCATGTTGGTTAATCTGAAAGCCTCATTCACCGCCACAAATAACACTGCGCGAGCTGGTGGGCATTTGACTGGCAATGATCAGGAAGAGAAAGAGGGCGAGTACAATGAGTCCTACGCTCCTGATTATGAAGAGAAAGGAGAAGCAGCATGAGCGGACCTCCAAACACCATTCTGGTCGAACCTGCAGATGGTCAACAACGCGTTATTGAAAAGGCAGCCGCCTCAATAACCACTCCAGGTTCAATTCTAGCTGTGAACAGCTCTGACGAGTTTGCACTCGCTGGTGCTGCTTTGGTAAACGCAGCAAAGATCATCGCACTTGAGAATGTTGCAGATGCTGGTGGTATTGATGATGACTATGCAGCAGACGATCGCTGTCGAGGGCTGTACTTTCAGTCTGGTGATCTTATCCTTACCCGTTCAGCAGACGCACAGACTCTTGCTATCGGTGATCCATTGGAAATAGGGGCCGCTGGTACCGTGCAAGCATGGGTAGCGGGAACATTAATTGGTCATGCAGCCGAAGTTATTACGGCATCAAGTGCAGGTGACCCAGTACTAGTGAGGGCAGCGTAATGAATATTGTAACTAGCCCTGGTCAAGGCTCATATGACCAACACTTCGCTACCATTATGAATGCTGATGCAATGTGGAAACGCGCATTGATTGATAATGCTAAAGGCGAAATCGTCAACAACGTAGGAACACTGCGACATGAAGACCACAAGTCTATCATGGCACAGCTTGTTGAAATCCGACGTCGTTCTCTTAACGGCATTGCTGATCTTCAGGCAAGTGGCCTTTCCTCTCCGGAGAGCATTGGTACACAGCTTGTTGGTTATGAAAATGTCAATGAGTTCCAGGCAGCAAAGCGGGATATGAATCCAACTGAGTTTCAAAACAATCAGAACGATTTTCTCTTGGCTTACACTCCAATGCCAATCACTCACCAGTCCTGGCGCATACCCTTTCGTCAACTTGGTTTCGGCTACAAGCGAAGTCTTGGACTTTCTGAGTCGGTTCGTCAGGTTTCAGAATCATTGGAGCAGATGCTGTTCAATGGTGCTCCTGAAATTCAGGTAACTACTAACGGAGTTGCTTCAACAATCATTGGTTACACTACTGCGCCTAATCGCTCAGTTGCGGTAATCGGCGATTGGACAGACGCTGATAACATCTTAGCAGGTGCTTTGGCAATGGTTAGTGATGTATTCCTTGAAGGTGCGGTTTCACGACCCAACTCCTGCATACTTTACGTTGCTAACAATATCTGGACTGAAATGCAGAATGATTACAGTGCAACTACTGGTACAACACGAACTGCGAAAGAACGTGTTGAAGCTATCAGTGAAATTCGTGAAGTTAAACCGGCAGAGTTCTTGGCTAACGGTGATGCACTTCTCGTTGAAATGGAAGACCGTACTGTGCAGCTTTCAGTAGCTTCAGACATTGTGACTATCCCTCATCTTCGCACAAGCGATATGGATGATCAGGTATTCACTACTTATGCCGTCATGGTTCCGATCCTTAAGTCGGACCGCAATGATGCTATGGGTATTGTCCACGGTACACCAACCTAGAAATTAGGTTGAATCAGAAATGAAGGACAGGTTTTCGGACCTGTCCTTTTTCGGAGAATAAAATGTCAAAGTATAAAGTAATTAGACCAGTTCAGCCATCAGGCGGCGGAGAAGAATGCGAAGTCGGTGATGAGATTGAGTTGACAGATGCTGAAGCTTTAAGTCGACAAGGCAAAGTTGAGTCAGTCAGAAAACTCAAAGCACCAAAGAAAAAGAAATCTGAGGAAGAGTAGATGCCAACTCCCACTCGACCAGTAACACCTGATGATGTGCAAGAGATTGCACCAGGTATAACTGAAGATCCTGCTAACTTCTGGCCTCCTTTTATTCAAGGAGCTCATGCAGTTATTAATGAGCTGGAATTGTCGGCATGTGGGGCAGGTCTTTCACCTGAGTCTTTATTTGAGGCAGAGCGTTGGCTTGCTGCACACTTTGCCTCTACTTCTCAACCAACACCAGGTAATGTTATAGAGGAAGATATTCTGAAAGGAGATATTCGAATCAGGTATAATGTTGCTGAAGTTCAGTCAGGCATAAACGGCTCAACTTATGGGCAGACCGCGAATGTATTCGCAAATGGTTGCCTTGGTCTTAAAGGTCAACCAAGCACACAGGTAGTATTCATATGAGTACTGGTGTTGCAGGCGCTCTTGGTAAAGAGACATTCACCAGGTTAATTGGTAAGTATGGTAGCAATACTGAAGTTGTACTGACTAGTTTTCCTGCTGCAACCTTTGATATCATTACGCAGGAACGTACAGACGGAGTTCCAGTCAATACGCCAATCATTGCAATGATCAGCGAGTATGATGAAGAAGAATTAGATGGTACTGTCATAGTTGAAGGGGATTTAAAATTAGATGTTGATAGCACAGTGATTATCGATAAGACCATGAGATTTGATCTCGATGGCGGCACTTACCGTATTATTAATATTAAGAAAATCAAGCCAAGCACAGTATTGGTTGGCTATCAAATACAGGTCCGGAGGTAATGGGAACACAAGTTGTTTCTCCTAAGAATCTCGATATCGCACTGAAAAAACTCTTGTCAGATTTTGACAAGGAAACAGAGCGAGACGCAGCGTTGGTGCTTCGAGAAACTATGAAGAATATGTTTGGCTCCATTATCGAAATGACTCCAGTCGGTGATTTTGACCCTGATCATGAAGGTGTTACTAAAGCAAACTGGATTTTAAGCAAAGGACAACCGTCCAGAGCTCAACTTTTTAAGAAACAACCTCGACGTACTCGTAGTTCCCTTAGATTTGGTTCATTGAAATCAGTCATGGGGAATACCTGGTATCTTACAAATAATATGCCGTGGATAAACAAACTCGAGTTTGGTGGATATCCTAAGAGCGTTAAGGTAGGTACCTGGAATAAGAGAACAAAGCAATTTCAAATCAGATCCTCAGGCGGCTTCAGTAAGCAAGCAGCAAAAGGAATGGCTAGAATAAATACCAGGAAGCTTAAACACTTCTTAACAATTGCAGCGAATAAAGTCTTATGAGTGCCTTCTACGATATACAACGGACCTTTGCTAAGATAATCGATGACGCTGCGCTCGGTATTCTTACCATTCAGGAAAACCAAGATTTTGACCCTACTGCTGCAGGTAATCCTCAGTGGAGTGAATTAACTCTACTGCCAACTACTAATGTTAGCGGCGATAAATCGCTAACTGCAGCAACAAGCGGATTTGATGAGAACGAAGGAATAGCTCAAATTTCATTGTACGATAAAGAAACAGGCGGAGGAGCAAAAACTCTTCTTGACCTGGCAGATACAATTGCAGGCCTGTTTATACACGGGACTGAATACACAGAGTTTAACGGTGTGATAGTTTTCATTCAACAAGCTGACAGAAATGTCGGCCGCATTGAGGATGGTTACTACCAGATCGACTTGTCCATATCATGGACGTCATACGTCGACAGATAGAAGGAGAATCTAATGTCTACAGCAGGTGCTTTAAACGGAACAGGTGTTTTTGTGGCCATGGATTCAGCGGTCCCTCCATCACCAGCATATGTTCAAATCGGCGGTCAGAATTCACATTCACTGACTTTAAACAATAACATCATTGACATCACGAATAAGAGCTCAGCTTCTTTTCGCGAGCTGTTACCTGATGAAGGTATTCAGTCAATTGATCTCAGTATGGAAATGACTTTCAATTCTGAAGTTACTTTCCTTGCATTGAAAGCTATGGCTGGTAGTAAGGCTGATGCATCATTTGAGATTGATGTAGCAGGTGCATCAATACTATTTACTGGAATGATTGCTTCATTCGCTGAGACTTCACCTGATGGTGATAAGCTAACGGCGACTGTCTCTATTCAATCCACTGGCGTATTTACCTGGGCTTAGGAGAGTACCATGTCAACAACAGGCGCATTAAATGGTACAGGCGTTTTTCTCGAAGTAGAAACTGCGCCTGCTATCTTTACTCCAATCGGAGGCCAGACAAGTCATACCGAAACTATGACTACCGGACTTTTGGATATAACCAATAAGATTGGTGAACCCAATTACAGGGAGCTGCTACCTGATGAAGGAATGCAAGAAGTAACGTATGTTGTGGAAATGATTTTTGTTTCCCAAGCAGGTTATGATTTTGTTAGAGCAATGGCAGGGGATAAATCTGAGCATAAGTTTAGAATATCTCGTGACGGCATACCTGAAGCTGAAGAGATTAATCTGATGGTTCAGACTTTTGCAGATACTTCTTCAGACAGCGAACCTTTTACTGGTACAGTCACACTGTTATCTAGCGATGAACACGCTAGTCCATTAGGCCCAAATCTGATCACCAATGGTGATTTTGCCACTGATACTGATTGGCTGAAAGATGTTGGCTGGACTATTGCTGCAGGACTTGCAACAAGTGATGGTCAGGTCGGCGGAATATCACAAGCTGTAGCAATCACTGCTGGATTGGAATACCACCTAGATATTGTCACTGCTACCGGTACTTATGTTGGCGCAGGTTTAGGCATCATATTAGGTGGAACCACAGTACAGCGATCTATTGGGGCTGACGGAACTCATGAATTTGATATTGTCGCTGGTATTGGTGTGGCTGAAATTGAATTCATCTGTGAGGATCCCAATGATTTCATTGGCAACATTGATAACGTGATCTTGAGACAGGTAAATCCTTGATATGGCAACAAATGCTTTTAACGGCACGAATGTTTTTATCAGAGTTAATAATGGCTCTAGCTGGTTAAGCGTTGGGGGTCAGACAAGTCATACAGAAACTCTTACCAATGGGCTAATCGATGCCGGCAGCAAAGATAGCGGGGACTATAGAGAACTGCTACCTGATGAAGGAATACTAGAAGTAGCGTATTCTATAGAAGTTCTTTTTGTAAGCCAGGCTGCATATGAATTTGTTAGATCATTAGCTGTCAATCAATCTAAAGCCCTATTCCAAGTTTTATTTACCGACGAAGCAGGTGACTTTGTATCCATTGAAATTACTTTGTTAGTCCAATCTTTTGTAGATAATAGTGAGAATGGTACACCATTTTCAGGGACTATTACATTGCTATCAAATGATGCATTTGAATTTGGCGGTGAGATCAACTTTTCTGACTTTTGTACTGCGAGCCTGGAGCCTTTCAAAACAGTCTCTGGTGAGCAGTTCGTTGTGAGGGTCCCTGCATAATGGCTGATTATACTTCCATACATGAAGGCACGGCGATTGATTCAGGCATTACTGATATTAATGACTTGGTCTCACCCTCAGGTTTAATCAAGAGAATTAAAGCTACAACTATCAGTGGAAGTCCGCATGAACTTAGAGGAGCTAGTGGCGATTTTGATGCACTGTTAGCTTCTGGAGTTTTCCAGATCGGCGCAGCGGGTATCGACAGGCTCCAGTTCGGTACTGTCGATGGTTCTCATTCATGGATCGATTCTGTAGCCCAAGGCGCTGGCGCTCAGGTACTGCTGCTGAATCCTTCCGGTGGCGCTATGAATATCGGTGGAAATCTAACTGTTGTTGGTAATTTAGATGTAGTCGGTAGCTTTAATCCAACTGGATCGATTATTCTTGATAATGACTTTCCTTTACAATCCAGAAATTTTGCAGATAACGCTAACATTGATCTGATCCAAGCCAATATCAGTGATGAAGTAGTGATTGGTCAGGCTGGTAACATCAACAGATTCCTGGCAGGTGTACTGATCCCCAATGGTGGGTTGATTGTTCAGGATAATGTGGACATTGCCAACAATAGATCATTCAGGGGTAAGAATTTTGCAGGTACACAGGATCTGAACCTGGTTGGTATCAACACTGATGATTTGGTAGTGGTTGGTCATTCTGGTGTTGATATGATCCTGTTAGGTAATGATATTGGGATTGCCACTGGCACACTGACTGTCATTGCTGATATCAGGCTGGCAAATGATAAAGCTTTGCAATCACGAAATAATGCTGATGACGCCTTTCTGAACCTGATCAAACTAACCACAGCTGATTCAGTTTTCATTGGTCCTAACAATGAACTGGTGATCACATCAGCTGGTGCATCAACATTTGGGAGCGGGTCTCTTACTGTATTAAATAACATTGCCATCAGCACCAATGACACTTATTTCCAGGGCAGAAATCAGGCTGATTCTGCCAATCTGAATATAGTGAAAATCAATACAGATGATGTGGCTGAATTTGGGGTCACAGCAAAATTCCTGCCTGGTTCAGTGGTTGCACCTTCCATCAGCTTCACCAATGCACTGGGTGCTGGTCTATATGCAGTTGATGCTGATTTCTGGATTGGTGCTGTGGGTGGGAATGATGCCTACAGGGTCAGAACCACAGGTGAAGCTGCAGGATCCCAACACCCATTGGAAATTTGGGATGGTTTGGCATGGAGACAGGCATCCTATATTGGTGGATCTTTAACCATCCTGCCCAATAACACCTATTTCCAGGCAGACAATGCAGCCAATGATGGTTTGATTGATATGCTGAAAGTGAACCTTTCAGATATTATGGAATTTGGATCTGAAGTTGTCAGTGCATTTGATATTACTGCCAGCGGATTCATTGGCCCACTGACAGGTAATGCTGATACAGCGACAAGCGCAGGAAGTGCTACGACCGCTCTCACAGTCACTGACGCAGCACAGCCAGCAATTACATCAGTTGGAGTATTAACTGATCTGACAGTCACAGGTCCAATTGTAGGATCTATCACAGGCAATGCAGCCACAGCCACTTCAGCCACCAGTGCATTAACTGCAGCCACAGTTACTGATGCAGCACAGCCCAATATCACTTCAGTGGGAACCCTGACCACATTAATTGTTGCTGATCTGGCTGGTGCTGGATTAAGGAACATATTGGCACAGGCTGATGGAACCCTGGTGCCTGGCAACCTAGCAGGAACAGGCACCCTGGACAATGATGAATTCCTGAAGGGCAGGAACTTTGCCAATACCCTTGATTTGGATATTGTTAAAATCAATGCCAGTGATGAAATTGAATTTGGCAATAATATTGTAAACATGCCAGGAAGCCTGATTGTTACAGGTGGCATCACAGCCAACCTAATTGGAAACATCACAGGCAATGCTGGAACAGCAGACTTTGCAACAACTGCAGGGAGCGCAACCACAGCAGGTACTGTGACTGATGCAGCCCAACCTGCAATAACTTCTGTTGGAACCCTGACAGGATTAACAGTCACTGGATTAATATCTGGATCTATTGATGGCAATGCAGCCACTGCAAATAGTGCAACCACTGCAGGATCTGCAACCACAGCCCTGACTGTCACTGAAGCTGCACAACCAGCAATCACAAGTGTGGGAATCCTGACCACTTTACAGGTCAACAGTTTGGCAGGTGTGGGGGAAAGGCTATTAACTGCAGCCCCTGATGGCACTATTCAAATATCATCAGGTGGTGGTGATGGCATCCTGAACAATGACACTTGGTTGCTAGGTGATGATTTTGCTGGCACAGGCACTATTGATATTTTCAAAATCACCACATCAGATGAATTGCTGTTCAGCCCTGTTCCCACCACTATGGTGAATTTGACAGTGACCAATGCCATTGCTGCAGATATCACTGGAAATGCAGCAACAGCTAATTCAGCCACCAATGCCACCACAGCTGATTCAGCCACCACAGCTGGCACAGTTACCACTGCAGCCCAACCAGCCATCACAAGTGTTGGCACATTAATTGATCTGACTGTGACCAATACCATAGTGGGCAGCATCACAG